ACTTTACTTTCCTTTACTTTACTTTGTGTACTTTTGTATGCATTAACTGGGGTTTCTGCAACATTAACTATAGTTTCTGCAACATTAACCCTAGTTTCTGTATACATCATGTCAACATTAACTAAGTTAATGTCAGCATTAATTTTTACCGATTTTCTGCGCTCTGTGATTTTAAGGTATCTATTTTGTATTCCCTCAGACGTTAGGACTCGAAAATTGTCGTAAATTCTAAATGAGAATAACCCAACCTCACACGCTCGATTTATGACATTTTTTACATAGTCTGTATCGAGGTTTGTATCAAGAGCGATGAGTGCTATATCATCATCTTTAACATTCATAAAATAGCCCTCATCTCTATAGATCGCTGCGAATATGTATATCAGCACAGCAATAGAGCTGGCCCCACACGAAAGCATGATTTTTCTTATTTTTAAATCACTCAAAAACCCTACATCAAGAGGGAAGTACTCAACCCCTTTCGCTTTAGGTCTAGCCATTATTAAAACTCCTTATCTAATAGGTGATAACGTAATATAATCTCTATCGCTCGTCTTTCCATATAGCCCAATCTGTAGACCATAGTCTAAAATGCTTTTTACTGTATTAGCTGAAACGCCTGTTTCCTTTTCGGTGCGTACCATAAAGGTAGGTGTATAAGGAATATAGAACAGCTTTAACGCTGCGATATGATCCCTCACTTTCACCCAATCAGCACCAAATTGAGCAAGCATTTTGTCATTATTATTCATGACCGACTACCTCGCCTGTGTTAGTGTCGATAATCTCGCCTGCTACGTTGTAGGTGTCGCCGCTTTGCTCTGCCGTTAGCTCATCATATTCTGCGTCAATGGTTTCACCGCTGAAATCGACATCAAAATCACCGTCTTTGTTCATGCTAATTACGCCGCCGTCATTACTTAATGCTTGGCTCATTTGTACGCTTTCAATGCTTAGAGGGCCGAATTTGGAAAGCAGGCGTTTGAGTACCGTCTTTTCAGCCATAACATTGAAATCAGCGAGGCCCCATTTATCGGTTCCACCTTTATAGTTTTGACTATATTTCTTGGCGTGCGCTTGCATTTCGTCAAGCGTCATAAACAGCATTTTCTCAAATCCGTTTGTGAGTCTAAAGTAGGCAAGATAACCGATAACTTTATCACCTGTACGATTACCGAACTTAAATTTATCGAGTAAGCGGTTCTCATATTCAAGCTCGCCCTCGTATACAGTCTTGGCGCCAATATCAACATATTGGCCGCTGCGTTGAGCTAATTGGATATAACCTTTATAACCGAGTTGGAACTGTGCAGAACCTTTATAAGGCACAATATACGCAAAGCCTAGAGATTGATTAATTGGCAAGTCTAACATAGCCGCCTGTGCTGCTGCCCCAATGACGGTGGCAGGATCTGCTTTCATCAAGTAATTATTGTTGTTTGTAACTGCGATAATGCTACTCATAAAGCCAGCTGCTTTCTTGCCTAGCATTTCCTCAAATTTTTTCTTATATGCTGGACTTTCGAGCATGCCTTTTAATGTTTTAGCCTCTTTTGCGGCTGTGATAGTATTTTTCTTTAATTCAATTCCAGATACTGTAGCCATTATTATTTATCCTCACTTTCTGGGAATGCGTCGCCTTTAATGCCTGCAATATAGGCTTTTAATTGCGCAACCTCTGCCCTTGCACTATCTAGATCTCTTTCTCTACATCGGATAGACCAATCTCGGCTAGAAATTGTATCATTCGCCTTTTTGAGTTTAAGCTCCAGCTCTTCAATGCGTTTTAAAAGAACTTTTCGCTTAGGTTTATTTTCCATTGTTTCGCTTGTTGTTTTTTCTGTGTTTTCCATTATTCCACCCCTATAGTTAATACTTTTCTTTCAAAATCAACCTTTACTATGGCTGCCTCTTTAACTCCACAATTACCTATGACTTTTACCTCAAAATCATAAGGAACGGCCTCGAGCAGCTTTCGTAAATCATGAGTTTTCATTATTTCACCTCAAAACGTCGGCTCGGCTCACCCTGTTTGATGTAATTCGTATACATTTCTGGGTGATCGCTCTTAAATTTCTTGCTATCAAAAGTCTCTCGAGGCTTGCTCGATTTCCAGCTCACATAATGCTCACCACATGAGCCTTTCTCGTTTTCGCCTAGAGCGTCTTTTAATAGGTTTTCGATGCCTCGCTTTTTACTTTCTAGCTCTGCGAGCTGCTCTTTCAACTCGAGATAATCAACAATGACATTGTTATATTGAGCTGATAGCTCTACGGTCTTTCCGTTGCTTTGTTGATATAGCTTTTTTAGCGCCTCGCTACATGCTTTCGTATCGTCTGGCGCTGGCATGGTTTTAGTTTCGACTAAATTCCAAAATTCTCGGCCAGTATCTACAATAGCCTTGATAACTTCCTCATTACGTTTGATTTCTTTATAAACAAACGTATTACCACCAATAAGAGCCGCTATCCACCAGCTCGCCTTACCAGTAACAGCCATATAGTGCTGACACTGGATATAATAAGAGTCTGGAACGCTATCGCCTTGCCATTCATCAGCCTTGAATGCGTTCGCTGTTTTGCATTCGAGCCCTGCGTCAAGGCCGACGATTTCCCTATCAATATTAGCCAAGAGATAAGGGTACTCCTCAGATTGCAATGTGAAATTGTTGTTTCTAACTTTCCACCCTGTACGCTTTGCGAACTCTTGGGCTACAATATCCTCGAGGATAGTACCCCAATACATTGGCTCGCTCTCTTTCTCCTCTACTGTGTCGCTTGTTTTGTCGAGCCACACATCAAGAGGGCTGCGCCAGTTATTAACGCCTAGCACGGCGCTCATATCAGAGCCACCAAGGCCTAACTTTCTAATTTTTAGCCACTCTTCTCGAGTAGCATTCTTACTGTCAAAGATTTTTTTGTACATTGTGTGATGTCCTTTCTTTTCATTAGAAAATAAGATATAATAATGTTGTGTGATGTTCCTTTCACTTAGTGATTGGAATTAAGGGCTATTCGCTTTTTTGTGAATAGCTCTTTTTTTATGCCAAAATACAGATCATTGAGTAGATACTGTATAAGACAGCTAGAAATGTGCTTGCCATGCATAACGCTGCTAGTACCTCGATTACCATTTAAATAAGTACTCCCCTGTACACCACCAATAAGCAGTGGCAAAGAAAAAAACCAACGTTAAGAAAGTGAATAAAGCCATTTGTAACGGTGTAGGCTCATCACTTTTGCCTAGCCGTCTAGCTTTCATGGGTTTTCTATGTCTTGCGTTTAATTGTTGAGTCATCATTTTCACTATTTCCTTTCTTTAAAGTGATATACCAGCTGGCTTAGAATGTCGCCGTACACCCAGCCCATTAATTTGTGAGCTTTCTTTAATTGCTGTGTTCTTGTTTTCATACTTCTTTTTTCTCCATTCTTCAAAATCTTTTATATTTTGAGGGTTTTGATAAAACTCATATATTGAGTCTATAAATATAGTCATTACGCTATATCCTTACATACTGCTTGAATGCCTCTAGCCGTTAAAATTTCATGAATACGCAAGCGTCCTTTTTGAGTCCATTTCGTTTGAATTTTGCTGTCAAGTCGGCCGTCATTTCTTGTAAAAGTAAAGGTTTCAGATTTTGTGTAACCTTTTCCCATTTCAGATTTGTACAATATCCATTGACAACCTACTTTGCGCTGAATTTTTTCATCACGCAAGATATTGTTTAAGCGTTGAGCTGTTAAATCATAGTCAGCTGCTACCTGCGTAGTGGTTAGAGTGCTATTGCTGCTCAAAATCTCATCTACATAATCACGGATAGGCTGAAATTCTGCGATTTGTTGCTCTTGCTGCGCAATAAGCACTTTTTGCTCATTGATTACGTTATTGGCAATCTTTAAAGCTCGGCTCATTACTTTTTCTGGGCTGTTCCAGTCTTTCTCTACTGCGATAAAATACTCTCGAGCCTCTCGGCCCTTATCATTTCTCGCCAGCATACAAAGCTGTTTCGCCATTTCAATGGTTAAGTTGTGATCTTGTTGAGGTCTACCGCCTAGAGGTTTTTCACATTTTTGTGATAAACCTACATAGTCAAGATTTTCAGTAAAACCATAATCGCACATGCGCTCAAACCATTGAGTGTAGGGTGTTTTAATTTCTAGAAACATATGCAGCGTTCTACCACTTACATATTGCTCATCATTCTTACTCACGTTGATTGGAATTAGGTTCATTGTGTGATGTTCCTTTCTATAAAAAGTAATCAACTGTTACGCCGAAATAATCGGCGATTTTTTTAAGGGTTGTAACGCTTGGCTTATAATCGCCTTTGCGCCACGCCGTAACAGATGATGTATGCAAGCCTAAATCTTTGCACATTCTATAAGCTGTTACGCCGTTCTCTGTTAAGAGAACCTCAATTTTTTTATATTCCATTGCCTCACCCCTTTCTATGTGATAGAATTAGTTAAGAAATATTAATTAATTTCTATTACGTCAAGTTTTCTTAACGTTCCCTATGGCTATATAATAGCACAGAAAACTGAACGTACCTAGTAAACTTTTCGTAAATCTTTCTTAACTATTTTATAAAGTAAGGTCAGAAAAATGTACGAAAGATTTAATAATTTGTTGCAAGAAAAAGGATTGACCGCATACAAAGTAGCAAAGGCTACTGGCGTGTCTAGGTCTACCCTCGCAGCATGGAAAAAGAAAGAATACACGCCAAAAATGGATAAGTTGCAAAAGTTGGCCAATTATTTGGGGGTATCGTTGTATTATTTAACTGGCGAGGTGGACGATTACGATATAATGCGTCAACAAAAGATAGACTTTATTCATCAATGTGGCGTTGATATTGATTTCACATTGTATGATGATGAGGCTGTAGATGATTTATACGTAGCATGCGCACTCAAAAAAGATGTGATCCATAATTTAGAGTTACCAGAAATAAAAAAAGCGCCCTCTACGCTAGTAAGCATAGAGAACGCTGAGGGGGTTAATTTAAAAGCGGTACTCGAAAAGGATAATATATTGTCTTATGGTAAGCACATCATTACAGCTGAGGAACGCACAACTATAAAAGCGCTTATAGAGGCGTTTTTAAAAACTAAGTAAAGGGAACATTAAGGGGAGTTATGTATATGAAAAAGTTAGTTATTGCTGCTTGCCTATTGGCTAGCATGTCATTTTCTGCTGTTGCTATCAACCCAGCGGCGCCATTTGTACCAGCATATACTACAGAAAAAGGTGTAAATGTTAGCGTAAGAGCTGATTTAGATATAAAGAATTATGACGGCGGCAGCGTTGAAATATTACTGTACACTCAAATAGATAACCCAGAAAAGCCATATATTACATGGAAATTGAACCATTTTTACTATGTATTAGATCCGCACGGAACAGGAAAGCCTATATCTGTACTATATCGAGTGGATAGGGTTACAAATTTCTCGAGAAATTCTGATTATGTAATGAGTGGCAGCGTACAGCCTACTCCAATCGTGCCTATTATTGAGGGTTCAGACGAATACAAAACAGCTGTATATGCTTATAATTTTGCTGTGCAAAGTGGCAAAATGTCCGAGGCGCAAGCTAAATATAAAGGCAAGAAATAAAAAAGAGTCCCTATCAAGGGGCTCTATTTCTACCTAAAATTAAATAACCGCCGATGTATACGTTCGGCGGTTATCTAACTGACTATGTCAAATTTTCTGTAAAGAATATACTATAAATATTATACTACAAAAAGGAATATTACACAATGACAAATACAAAAGACTTACAAACAGGCGTGATATACGCCAGATATTCAAGCGACAAACAAAGAGACGAGTCAATCGAGGGCCAAATAAGAGAGTGCACCGAGTACGCTCAGCGTGAGGGTATTCTTATTACTAAAATATACACAGATAGAGCCCTCTCCGCTCGCACGGATAACCGCCCAGAATTCTTGCAAATGATCCGTGATAGCGCTCATCAATCATTTAATTATGTGATTGTGTATCAACTCGATAGGTTCAGCCGTAGCCGTGAGGATAGTGCCAAATATAAAGGCATATTACGCCGTAATGGTGTGAGAGTATTAAGCGCCAAGGAACATATCACTAATGAGCCTGCTGGTATTATTTTAGAAAGTATGCTCGAGGGTATGGCTGAATATTACAGCGTTGAGCTATCCCAAAAAGTTAAACGTGGCATGACTGAAAACGCCCTAAAAGGCAAGATGAACGGCGCTGCTATTCCGCTTGGCTACGATTTAACAGAAAGCCACCATTTAGCTGTGAATGCTCACGAGGCTAAGGCGGTAAGGTTAATATATGACTTATACCTAAAACAGCATTCTATGGCTAAAATTTCAAATATTTTACACGGTAAAGGCTACACAACTAAGCGAGGCCGTAAGATTTCCCCTAGCGTTATTAAGAATATCTTGTCTAATGAGAAATATATAGGCGTGTACTCATGGGGCGATATTCGCATTGAGAACTCAATACCGCCAATTATCTCAAGAAAGGTATTCGACGAGGTTCAAAAGATTATGCCTAATAGAATTAGAAATAAAGGCCGACGCTCCGAAATGTATAGCTTGTGCGGCAAGCTCATTTGTGGTGAATGTGGCGGCCATTATGTCGGCTCTACAGCTACATCAAGAAACGGCGAAAAGCACCATTATTACGTATGCACCAATAGAAGAAAATATCATACTTGCGCAGCGCCAAATATCCGCCGTGATGAACTCGAGGATTTAGTCATTAATAAAACACTTACTATCTTAAATGAGCCTCAAATTATCGAGCGTATAGCCCATTTAGTAATGTCTGGCTATAGTAATGTCACCCAAGAGGCTAAAACGGCCATACAGGGCATAAACGGCAAAATTAAGGCTATAGATACAGAATTAGATAATTGCATGACGGCAATTAAACAAGGTTTTATTACTGATAGGCTAAAATCTGAAATAGAAAGCCTCGAAAATGAACGTCAAGACCTATTAGAGCAAAAAGCGAACCATGAGAGCGCTATAACACCCATTAAATTTACAGTGGATCATATAGAGTATTTTCTCGAGCGTATGGCAACAGAAAACCCCACCACTAAGACAGGTCGCTCACGTATTCTTGATACGTTTATTAAAAGCGTAACTATCTATAATGATAGGGTTGAAATTATCTTCAATTATAAAAACGAATTGCCAGAATTTAGCAATCAATGCGAAGGTGGNTACATATAAAAATAACCGTCCTTGAAATCTCAAGGACNCATAACTTCCTCTACTATTACTAATCATTTATTCTTAATTACTAATTCTTGATTATTTTCTTACTTATTTGTTCTCGTTTATATAGCTCTAAACACAATACTATTCTGAAATAATCTCTATTATGTTACCTCAAAATGAGC